GGTGTAACTTGTGTTATACAAACTTGTGAAGCATCTCTAAAACTTTGTAAGTCTATATCAGCAGTTGGTATTCCTTTACCATATCTTTCATTTCTTAAATAATCTAAAATACAAAAAGCTGGATTAGTAGAGTAAGTAGCTGAAGATTCATTTAAACTTGAATCTAAAGTTACTATTTTTTTTCCTTTAACTCTAGCTTGTACTTTTGGTATAGAACCAAAAATATCTTGATTCCATTTAAATTTTAGTGCTAAATATGCTATTCCAGATAGTTTATGATTACTACCCCATGAGGATAAAGTTGATAGTAGGCTAGATGCACTTTGGCTATCGCTACCTAAATGTGGCTCTACAGTTATGTAGCTTACTCCATCTTTATAAAAATTGGAATCTGAACTTGCTACTGTTCTTTGAGTATTATCTGTTAAAGCTCCACTAAAAGTTACAATTTTATCATCTACCCTTATTTCTTCTATCGAGTTTATTTCACCCTCACACATAACCAGAGCCATATAAAGAAACTCATTATCAGTACCACTAGTCTGTAAAAATATTCTGACACCACCAATTAATCTTTCTCCATATACAACTGGTATTGCCGCATCATTACTTTGTTTGTTTAATAATACACCTTGCTCAAATTGATCAAAATCTCCCACACCAAAATCAGGGATATCAGGTGTAGGTATTAACCATGAAATAAATTTAGTAAAAATTTTTAATGGTGCTTTAATTATTTTTCTAAAGGGTTTGAATAGTTTTTTGTGTACCATTAAGCTCTACCCCATTTAATATCTTGCACAGTTTGACTTGCAAAATCCATACCGACATCTGTACTAAAAAATCTTTGTTGAGAAGTGTTATTTGTTTTTCTACCAGATTGTTTTTCAAAGTCTGCCCAATGTGAAACTATGCTTAAATTTACAGTTGAGCTGGTATCAGATTCAGATATTGTAAAGCTATCTATCTGTCCATTATATAATAAAAAGGGATCTGCAAATAATACATTTGTATCCTGTAAAAAACCTCTGAATATTTTTACATCATCATTTATTACATTTTCATTTAAGCATGTAGAAATAAAAGTTTGATCTGCACCTGATAAAGTTAAATCTATAGGAGATAAATTAACATCAGTTTCTTCTGTAAAATTAGATACACCTAAAATAAAATCACTTGCAACATAATTGACTGAACTGCCTGATACAGAAGATGTTATTGAAAATGAGTTATCAGTAATATTAACAGGAGTAGCGAAACCGATAGTGATAAGATGAATTGGTCGTATTTCATTTGTCGCTAGTTCGTTCTTTACTGCTGTTGTTAATGCTCTCGTCATAAATCTCGTAAGTTGTTCTATTTATTTTTTCACTATCTTTTATCATAACAAAACTAAAACTGCCATCAGGGATTTTATGCTTTCCTAAATCATTAGTTTTTAAATTTATCTCTGTTTCATCAACTACTTTTTCAGCAATAACATCAACATTTATCCAATGTCTTACAAGATATTTTTGCATTATATAGCTTCTTCAACATCTAATTCAAACTCATATAAAAGTTCTCCTGTATTTGAAGCACCTACAACACCAAACTCTTGAATGTCATTTGTTAAATGTACAGTAAAAGGGATGTTATCATAAGTAACTGCTTCGTCATCTGCTAATGTAGAAATCAAAGGTGGCTCTATTGTAACCGTAGCCGCACCAGAAGAACTTGTTACATCTGCAACTACCATGTAAATTTTTGTATGCCCATTAAATTTAATGAAATCTCCTGTCCTTAATCTGTTTGCTGTGTCAGAAGCAAATCCATCTATTGCTATAGTAGTATCTCCAGCAGTATGACTACCTACAACTGCTAATGTTCCTGTTTCTACACCTCTCGCATCTTCAAGCTCTGGCGGTATAATTGTAAAATGTTCTTTTTGTGATCTTTGTTTAATTATAAAAGCCATAAGCTCTCCATAGACATCTGATCTTTTAGCGGTAATAATTTTTGCAGTAAAAGCAAATCTTTGACCATCTATTTGTCTTGATAAATGTTTTCCTGATTGTGTTTTAGAAACAATAGTATTTTGAATACTTTTTATTCCCATCGTAGAAAATGCTGAACTTGATATTGGAAATGAACCTGACATTAGATTAGAGCCGCCCTACCTCTTTCGTTAACTGCATTATTAATTAATGTTGTTATTGTTCCTCTCGATCTTACTAACAATTCTTCGAATCCTGTTGCATCGACAGTATTAATACTAAAATTTACATTTACAGGTGATCCACTCATACCTCTAGCACTTTGTGTTATCTGTCCTGTTTGATTTGGAATGAAAAGCTCAGGTCCTCTTTCTCCAACTACGAATGGTTTACCTTTAGATACTGCACCACCTTTATCTCTAAATATATTTCCACTACCTATACCAAATATTCCAAAGTCTAAACCAAAGAAACCACCTATTTTACTTAAAGCGGCTTGTATGGCTTTTTGATTTGTTATTGCTTTTTCTATCGCAAGTTCAGTTAACTTTCTAGCAATAATCTCAATCATTGTTGCTAATACTTCAACTACTAAAGTTCTTGCTAAATCTTTAAAAGTTTTATTAAGTTCTTTTCCTAATACTATTGATTCAGCTATCCCTCTTGAAAAACCTTTGATACCTTTATCTAAAATCTTTGTTATTTGTAAAGATACATCAGTTAATTTTTCTAAAGGTTTTGTTATGCCATCTTTAATTGTGTTCCCTGTTTCTTCAAATATATTTTTATTTTGTCTTGCGGCATTGTTCGCATCTTCTATAGCTTTCATCATTTCATCGAATGCTTCTTTATTTATCTCTGCTTGAACATCAATATTATCTATAAATTTTCTGAATGATTTTTCTAGATTACCCATACCATCTGCACTTGTATCAATCTCTTTTTTTAAATCTTTAAATGGTGTTTTTAATCTTTCAGAGCTTCCTCTTAATGTATCTATTGTGCCTCTTAATCTACCTACTTGTTTTTCAAACATTCCAATTTTGTCAAGACCATTTGCAATACTTTCTAAAAAACCAGCTATATTTTCTACTAATTTACCTATTGCAAATCTTACTTGATCTAATATTCCAGCTAAAAATACTACTAAAAGTTTTCCTTTTCCACCAAGCATAAGGAATCCTATTATTCCAAAAGTTCTTATACCCTCTGGCAATGCACCTAAAAAATCAAATAAATTTTTTATAGCTCCAGCAACAAATGTAAATGCTGGTTTAAGTGAATCTATTATTCTGGCACTTCCTATAAGTATTGCCTTTGTTGCTGTTATTAAAGAGTTTGATAAATTTTCTGAAAATTTTTTTAGACCCTCTTCATTTTTTTCTAATAGTTTATTAAACTCTGATAATCCTGTTTTAACAAAATCAAAAAATCCAGCTCTGTTTGAATCTAATTTAAATTTGAA